CTTCTTTCGTGTTTGAGGTTTGTTTATTGATTATCGTGCTGAAGCAATTTCCAAATTGTCTTTGATCTCATCTCTGATTTTCATCAAAGAAGTTATCCGCCACTTCATCATATCCCGTTTGCCTCTGGTGTAATGATGTCTCTCATTGAACCAAGACTTTTCTCTGGATCGGATGACTCCGTCTGGAAGGCATTCTTTGAACTTGTAGTTTCTCGCAAGTTTCTCAAGATCATCTAATTCTGACCGCATCCATTTTATTTCGGCATCCAGTTTGCGGATTACTTTTTTAATATTCATTTGATTTTGCTTTCGTGTTTGAAGGTTTGAAAAAAAGCAGTTTCAAAACTTGCTCAGGTTTGAGATTCTTATTCAATCGTTTTTGCTTTCGTGACAGTTTCAAGAAGCCCCACACTTAATCCGGCAAGTTTCAATTCGGCAGTCAAAGAGGGGAGAAAAGATTTCCTCATATTGATTGAATGGACGATTGATGAAAGTCCGAAGTGTTTGTGTCCTTTGTGAGAAGTTAAGCATACTTCGATTGTTGTTGATTTGAAATTTCCGATTTTGATTACTATGTCGTGCATTTGATTTTGCTTTCGTGTTTGAAGGTTTGAAAAAGAGCAGTTTTGAAACCTGCTCAGGTTTAATTTTGTTTACATTTCAACGATGTAAGAATCAGCAATCATTTCAATGGCTTGAGCTTCAGTCAATCCTTCACGATTGAATTCTTTGCTACGGATTGAAAATGTTCCTTCGATGAATTCAACATCAAGAACACCGTGTTTAGTATCACAAATGCTCATCATCTTTTCTTCTTTTGCAGTTTGAACATCTTCAGTTGCGTATTCAGTTAACATGTTTTTAATTTCTGCTTGAGTCATCGTTTTGGCTTTCGTGTTTGAGTTGTTTAAGTCTTATACAAGTAATATATCGGACGTATAAGAAACATGCAATAGAGAAATCTGCATTTTTTAGAAAAAGATTTTGAGCAGATTGAAAGCAGAAAAGAAGAGCAGTTTTACAACTTGCTCAGGTTCGAGGGTGTTCAACTATACTTTGGTTTTCGATCAATGGCACATTCGTTTTCGATCTCATTCCAAACTTGTTCAACCAGTTCAGCAAGTTTTGATTCAAGGTTTTGTTCTTGGATTTGCCGAATCAGTTTTTCACGGGTTGCTTTGATTTCAAAATCATCAGCGTTGATTGTTTGCTTTGTCTTCGTCCAATACTTTTCGGCAACAAGATAATCAACGGATGATCCAACATCATCAATCCCAAATGAATGATAAAGAGGAATTGAAATCTCACGAAGTCTTCCGGTGAATCGGTTCTTCTTCACTTTGATTTTTGAAGTGATTCCAATTTCCCTGTCCTTACCTCTCACTGATTTTTTTAGTTGTCCGGCTTTGCTTGACCAGATAATCAGTGAAGCATAAAACACCAACGCATGACCACCAGAACGAGTTTTCTTTTCAAATCCAAAACCAAGATTGTCTCTTGTCTGATTAATGATGATCAGAATTGATTTGGTCTTTCTTAGAAACGGCATGATCTTCCGCAAATGTGAAGAGTTGATTTTGGCTTTGCCATCTCCATACGAACCAGAAGTTTCCTTGCCTTTTCTCATGGCGGTTTTTTGTTCGTCGAATTTATCTTGCTCCGGTTTGGAACTCAGAGAATCCATTGAATCCAAAATGTAGATGAATGGTTTCTGTTCTTGAATTGCATCATCAACATTGAAATAAAACTCTTCAATCGTGGATGAGTAATCCAACAATCCATCTTCATCAATCATGGGTGATTCAATTCGTTCAGCAACTTTCGCTCCGAAGAATTTTTGAATGTCCATCAACGCTCCATCTTCGGCGTTGTCATAGATGAATCGATAGTTGTCAAACTCCGGATTCATTGCGGCTTCAGCTAAACAAGTAAGACTCAACCAAGTCTTTCCACTTGCTGAATCTCCAACGATAAAATGATATTTGCCTTTTGCAAATCCACCTTTGGCATTTCCCGAACACGACAAATTCAAAAGTGCCGATCCGGTTGAAAGCCAATCTGAACTTTGGATTGGCGGTTCTTTCTCTGGTGCTTTTAATAGCTCTTCAATTTCTTCTGTCTTCATTGTATATCCCTCAAGCAAGAAAAGCCGGATGAAGTTTTCACCTCATCCGGCTGTCCGTCTCCTGTTAATTACTCCCAATCTCCATCGTCTTCATCCCAGTCGTCATCGTTGTCATCAGTGCCAACAACTGAAGCAACAACTTCTTCTTCGGATTCATCAGATTCAATTTCAGGATCATCAACATGCTCTTCTTCTGCTTCCGGTTCTTCCATGTTCATGATAGCTTTAAGCTCATTATAGGAAAGCACTTTCAACAGATTTTCCAGCGGCTCCAAGTCTTCCCAAAGCTCTTCATCAATCTCATCTTTTCGTTTGGCAAAAGCAATTGTTGCCACTTTGAAAAATTTGTTTCCTGCAAACTGATCTTCAACAACTCCAAGTTTGACGGTCAATCCGTTTTCAGATGGATCAAAGAACTGATCGAAATCATCTTCTTCATCTGACATTTTAATTGTTTCATCAAGCTGTTTGCCAAATAGCCAATATGACATATCCCAAAGTTGAACGCCCTTTTCAGGTTCATCATGATCGATGACATAAAACAATTGACGTTCTTTTTTTCGAAGACTTTTCACAACATCTTCATCAGCATTTGGATCATTCTTTAATCGGGCGTATTCATCAAGAACAGGGCAACGCTGTTTGAATGTAAATGGTGAAACGTAAACCTGATTATCAGCACCCAACCGATTCGCATAATAAGTGGCTTCAAAAGTGTGACTTCCAGCAACCCCATGTCTATTCCTTTCGGTTGCTAAGACTGGAAGAATCTCAATCCGTTTTCTTCCTTCCTCTTTCAGCTTGAACACTTCCATTCCTTCAGGTACTCGAAAGGCTGTTCTTTCAAATGGTTGTGATTGTGATTCAGCTTTCTTTCTAGCTGAACCAAGTTTGAGTTTCCGTTTTTTCATTTTCGGTTTCCTTTGATTAAGAATTAGAATTTTGGTTTCTCATTGTGCGGATTCTAGTTTTGTCCATGTCATCCAAGATTTCAGATGTATCATGATTGGCGTGAGGTTCAGCAAAGTATTTCTGACCGTGCAAGCTCACAAGATTTTCAAGAGCTTTCTTCTTGTGATCAAGTGCGACAACAGCGGCTTGAAGTAAATCAACACGATGCTTTGCTACGTTGATCTTTTCGAAAGTGGCTATGTATTCCGGTTGAGTGATAACCGCATTGCTCACGGTTGATTCTGTTAGCTTGTCGAGTCCGTAAGAATCTGGATTGGATCGAACGTCCATGGAAGTCTTTGCTTTGAGAACATCGAATTCAGTTTTGCAAATATCCAGTTCCGCTTTTGCTTCTGCTAGTTTTGTAGCCATATCAAAATAGGCAATTGGTTGGTTCTTCCACTCAAGATCCAGATTGAATTGATCGATTTGTAAAATTGATTTTTCTTCACTCATTGTCTTTCTTTCTTATTTGTTAATTATTGTTTTTAGATAGATTAAAAAACTCAAATCTCATGAGTTTTCGGTTTTCGTTTTTCGGGAATCTATACCGATAATGTACTTCCCATGATTTATTGATTATCGAGTTGAACAGATTTTCATTATTCGGAATCTGAAAAAATAACTTCGAAACAAGCGGCTGACAATCCGGCTTTCTTAGAATCATAAAAATTTGATTTGAAAGAATCAATGACCTCATACGCTCGAATTGATTTTCCGTTTTTGTTTTTTTGTTTGAGCAAAATAGAATTTGCATAAGATAGAATCAACCACCTCAATGATTCCGGTTCTTCTGTCACGCTCTTGAGAACAGCGGCAACCTCTCCCCAAATCGGTTTGGGTTTGAACAACGCTCGGCAAATCTCAATGGCTTCTCTTTTGGTATCACTCTTAAACAGAAGTTGAAGTTGTTCTTCTGGATCATCAATTGAAATGATTGAATCCATGAGAACCAAAATCTGTCTGGCTGATCCTTCACCAAGTTTGATCAGATTTTCAATCACTTCTTCTTCAAGTTCGATTTCTTCTTTTTGGCAAATCGTTTTGATTAGAGTTTCTGATTCATCAAAGTTCAATCCTTGAACAGTGAAAGTTGTGCATCTTGTGCGGATAGTCTTCAGGAGCTTTTGTGGCTCAGTGGTTGCCAGTATGAAGTAAACATGTTGTGGAGTGTCCTCAAGTATCTTCAGAAACGCATTCTGAGCTTGTGAACTCAATTGATGAGCTTCATCAATCAACCAGACTCGAACACTTCCACCAAGTGGAGCCAAGTTCATTGATGATCGAACTTCCCGCACAAAATCGATCCCACGAAAATCAGCACAATTGACTTCGTTGAAATCTGAATCACTGCAATTCAATTTCTCTTTGATGATTCTGGCAAGTGTAGTTTTGCCACAACCAGACGGGCCCGCAAACAAAGAAGCATGAGGAAACTTTTTGTTCTTCAGCATCTTGTCAATTTGTGTTGTTGTCGTTTGTCCGATTACTTCCCAGAGTTCTTTCGGTCGATGTTTTTTGTATAGTTCAGTTTTCATTTTCAGGTTTTATTTCCATCTCAAAATTTTGCGTTAAAAATTCATCGGTGAGTTGCACCAATTTCCGTTCTGCCATCTCATCATCATATTGATCCCAATAATCACCACGAATGATTTCTCTTCCATCCAACCAAAACAACAAATGATTTGATTCTGTTGGATGATCTTTTTTTGGGTTGTCAAATACCCACTCAAGGATTTCAGATTTTTGGACTTTATCAGATTTGAAAACTTTGAGCTTCAACCAAATTGAATTGTTGAATTTGATTTCATAGTGATCACCAAACGGTTGCTCGATCACAATCTCATCGGCATAGTAAGTTTTCAATTCAACTTCGTAAGCGTCCATTCTTCACCCTCAATTGATTATCGATTTGAACCAATTTTGAAAGAGCAGTTTTTCCACTTGCTCAGGTGGTTCGGAGGAGATTAATAAAGAAGCTCAGTGTTTAACATTTGCAGATGATTGTTTTCAATGTCGCACAAAAGTTCATCAAGTGCTTCTTCTGGAGTGTAGTGAGTTCGGCTGATTGTTTCATATGGTAGATGAAGCCAAATGGTTTTGTTTTTGTAACTTCCGGAGATTCGGCAATCTCCTTCATAATCTGAGAACCACAAATTCACTTTATATTGTGTTCCCGAAAATTTGCAATCTGGTTCGTTGATTTTGACTTTGACTTCATCAACAGTGATTGCAAATTGTAAATTTGAATTGATGCTTCTCAATCGTTTTTTGATTTCAGGATTTCGAGTGAGTCCCCAACCGGCTTGAATGCTTTTGTCTGAAATAGTCATTTGATTTTGCTTTCGTGTTTGAAGTGTTTGAAAAAGAGCAGTTTGAAAACTTGCTCAGGTTTTGCGATGAGTTAAACAAGATTAGCAGTTTGATCGATTGTCCAAACCGCCATCTGTGACCAAAGACCCGCTTCAACGGTTAAGCTCGAAAGTCCATTTTTTGGATTAGGTTTTCGAGGTGATGAGTATTCACCTTGAAGTGAAACACAAGTGAACTGAAAAGTGTTGTCATCGAAAAAGCGGATTTGTAATTCTTCTGAACCGCCGTTGATGTCAAAAGCAAGTTCAGCAATCTGATCACCAAGATAAGGAGTTTCAAGGTTGTATTGTGTGAATAGGTTCTTTGGGTTTACGTCGAAGAAATTTGAGATTGCAACTTCTAGGTAACTGAATTCTTTGCGAGTTGGATTTGACATTTGATTTGTTTCCGTGTTTGAAGTTTGAATGTTTAAGTCTTATACAAGTAATATATCGGACGTATAAGAAACATGCAACACCTAAATCTGCATTTTTTCAAAAAAGTTTTTAGAGTCTTTTCGGCTTAGGATAACCAAGAATTTTCATTTGCTTCATGGCAACTTCGTATTCAAGAACCGCATCAAGTCCGTTGTATGTCAGAAGTTCTTTCCGGTCTATCTGGTGAATGTTGTTCACTTCAGAAGTTCCGGAACTGATCAAGTATTTTTTGATGTGGTCATCATAAGATGAAGCACCAAGAAGAACGAACGATTGAAATTTGATGCTTGTGATTCTTGGCCGTTGATCGATTACATGAGCCGCTAACATCGTATCCCAAAACCAATTCCGAACACGTTTTCCAAAATGCTTTCGAGTCCATCGATCTTCGAATTTCAAATTGCAAGCAATCTTTGGAAGTGGTGAATGAAGAAGTTCTTTGGTTGCTTCAATTGCTTCACCGCTCCAATCATAAGCAATCGTTTTTTTGCCTTCGTAACATATCGCACAACTAACAATTTTAGATTCGTCGTTGTCTGGTTTGAGTCGATCCGTTTCATAATCAAACGCAACCATTCCACCACGCTTGATCATCTTCCGAATTATCTTGGCGGCTTGTGTTGGGCTATCAATGATTTCAACTTGGCTTTGATAATCTGGAATCTCATCAAATGGTTTTCCGGACAACTCAACAGCGGCTTGAATGTGTTTCCGGAAATGAATCTTCAGAACATCTTTCCGAACATCATTGGCCTTGTTCATTTGGTGAATATAACTTGGTGAGAAAGTCGGACAAATCCAAGAGTTGATTTGTTGTGATGGAATTTGAAAACCATACCAACGTGAAGCGGTTCCAATGTTATCTTTCCAGAGATGCGGAATGATCGAAGTGATGCCCGACTTCCCAAGAGGAATGATCACATCAGGTTTCAATTCCTTGATGAGCTTCACCAAGTTGGGGCGACAGAATTCAATCTGTTGTGATGTTGGCTCTTTGTCCGTGTGGCAAATCAAAGCCGAAGTCAACCAACAATCACGTTCAAGATTGACTCCGGCTTTTGCCAACGCAAGTTCAAGGGGAAGACTTGGCTTTGCTGATGAATACATTCTTCCCGCTTCATCATCTTTCGATGATGGGCATTCTGAAATTATCAGAATCTTCCGCTTGCCTTTTCCGGCAACACTCAACTTCGGAGATTTGCATTTCTTATGAAGTCCGCAAGCTCCGCATTTTGGAAGAATGCTTTGAGGAGCTTTGGATTCCAAAAGAGACGAATTGAAAAACCCGTTATTCATTTTCTTCAACGATGTTTAATGATGTGACGTATGTGAAATTATCGAACTGAACCTTGATCCGTTCTTTGTTTAATTCACATTCATCGTGTTGGTTGCAAAGTTGAATCAAAAGTTTCGGAGCAATTCGAAAGCTCAAATCATTTCCGGAATACGCCACCTTGCGAACTTCGGTGAACCAGCCATTGGAACCTTCACCACGAATTCGAAACTTCCCTGATTTCAATTCGACCAATATCAAATCAGTATCAAGATTTTCAGATGAAAATATTTGAGCCTTTTCAACAGCATCAGAAATTCCGGTTGGGAGTTTTGTTTTCTCACCATCAAATTCAATCACGCTTGAGAAATCTGGAAATGTTCCAATCTCATATTTTCTACAACTGACAACAAGACCATTTTGATTTTTGAAGTGAAGCCAATTTTCTGTTTCTGATATCTGATCCATTCCAAGATCAACGATAGCTTTCAAACTGTCTCTTCTCACAAGTGTGGTTTTGCTGACCGGCACATTTATTTTGTATTGAGCCAACTGGAAGTTGTCAGTTGCTTGAAGTTCATTGGGAGTGATTTGAATGCAGGTGCAATGAAATTGGGATTGGTCGTTGCTTGCACATTGTGCAACCAGTTCAACCGCTTGATCAAAATCATCTGGAAGAGGATTCCATTCTTCCGCTTCTTCAACTGTTCGGATTGGAAGTGTTATGTCTTTCTCCAATCGGATTCCCGCTTCTCTTCGTTTTCCACGAACTCGAAATTCAGAATCATTGATGTTGATTTCAATTTCATCTTCGCTCATCTTTCGGAGAACTTCCAGAAGTGGTTTGGCTTTTACTGCCGCCGTTAAATCTTCCAAACAAGAATCAATCCGGCAACTGACTTCTTCATTAAACGTGAACAATGTTCCTTCAACAAAAACGAATGAATCAGATTGTTCTAGAATTTCCCGATTGGACAAACCAGAACTCACAAGCTCCAGTTCATTTAGTAAATTGAGTTTTTTGATTTTCATGTTTCACCTATTGAGCTTCTTCGGAAATCCAATATCCGGATTTGCTGGAACTGACTTTGATTCCACGAACTGATTTCAATCGTGTTGGAACTTGCGAATTGATCGAAGCCATGATTGATCTTTCGTTCTTGTTTGGGAATCGCTCATGAATCTTCTGAACCAAATCTTGCTTGTTGATTGGTTCTTCTTCAGAAGCAGAACACAAGAATTCAACGATGGCTTGAATGACTCCGGCTTTCCTTCTGGTTCCATCTTTGTTCCTGAAATGAGTGTGAACCAATTGATCAAAGAAGTTCAATTCCTTTGTGACTGGTTCAACGATTGAAGTTTGATTCTGATCTTCAACAAAAACATCTTCTTCATTTGCAATCGCAATCAAGAACTGATTCAAAAGCTCTTGTGATTCTTTGGCATCAGTCTTTTCATTTATGATGTAGGGAATGAAATCAAGTTTCATTGTGATTCGTTCGATTGATAAACTTTCCGGAACCGGCTGATTCAAATCCCTCAAAAGTTTAATGGCTTGTTCTCGTGTAATTTTCATTTGTTAAAGTCTCGTAATTCGGGGTTAATGATTGAGTTGATGTTTCGAGTTTGAATGATGAAGCACATCCAGAGAATGCACAAATCATTCCAATCGTGAAAGCAATGATGCAAAGC